GGACCACTACCACCGCCACCGCCGCCACCAGCCCAAATGTTTCCTTGGTTATCTATAGAAGCTGCGACAGTAACCCTTAAGGCTCTACCACCTTTGCCACCGTTTCCCGATGAACCATTATGAAAAGAGCCGTTACCCCCGTTACCACCACGACCTCGTATTTGCCCGTTATTAATTAGGGTTACACCACCAGGGAAAGAGCCATTTATTGTCATAGCCGCAGTGCCGTCGCCAGCAGTATTGCCTGATATAATAACACCGCTATTAATAGTACAAGTGACAAAAGCGCCTCCGCCCCAGCCAGCCGCTAAAGCTAATGTGCGAAGGTTTGCATTGGTTGTGTTTGTTGTAATATTAAACGTAAACGCATTGGTTGAGCCATAGAAGTCACTAATTGAAATAGCACCAGAAGAAGGGATTGGGCCATTAGTCCCCGAAGCGCCAGAGGGTACATAAGGCCCACCAGCGTAGTATTCAGAAAGACTAATGGGATTACTACCACCAAATTCAGTCTGTAGGTCGGTTAGGCTTAAAGGGCCAGAAGTAGGCAAAGCCATTACACTGTACCAAATGCTGTGACTTCTCCAACAACCGTAAGGTTGCCTGAAGCGTCTAGTTTCATTTTGTTAGTACCGCCTGTAGCAAACACTAAGTCTGTGCCTGATTGCGTTACTGACCAGTTACCTAAAGTTACTGAGCCTGTTACAGAGATTCCTGATGATGTAGCACGGATTATTTCTGAACCACCTATATTAAATATCATCCGACTAGAGGCAGCATTAAGCGTTAGCCAACCGTTATCACCAATAATTTGAGACTGTGTCGAAGTGTCTGTGTCTGTTAAATATATTCTAGGAAGTGTTCCAGATAAATGTAGTAATGCACTAGGCGAACTCGTACCAATACCTACGTTACCACTGCTGTCGATACGCATACGTTGTGTAGAATTAGTACGGAAATCTAAAGCGCCAGTAGAAGTTTCATTTCCAATGTCAATATCTCTATTACCATTTGAGGAAAACTGAAATACTCCTGCGTTTTGTCCATCGGCTCCTCTAATTTCTAAACCGCCAATTAAACCATCTGTATCAGCATTATTGTCACTATCTTCTATTCTTATAAAAGCATTAGTTGTTCCTGCTATATGCAACGGTCTTTGGGGACTACTCGTACCAATACCTACGTTGCCAGTTACAGAAACGCCTGAAGAAGTTGTAGCTAGTTTTGCGTTATTTTGATGTGATAAAGTTACACCACCAGAACCGCTAACTATATTTAAGCCAGTTCCAGTAGTAATGATTCTACCATCATAATCATCTGATGCAGGGGCTTTTAAATCAATATAACCACCAGACGGGCCACCAACCTCGATATTACCAAAACCACTAGAACTAGTTACATTTAACACTGCGGGCACAGTTACGTTACCACTACCGTCTACAGTAATGTCATCGTGATTAGCTATGCCCAAGTTAGTAAGGGCAGTTGATGCACTATCTAAATCAGATAAGTTGTTACTTTTTGTTACAAAGCTACTAATGTCTATACCTAGGTTAGTTCTAGCAGTTGCTGCATCGGCAACATCTAACAAATTGTTATTAGATGTTAGAAATTCATTAATGTCATTCGATGTAAGAACCAAGGAAACTGTTTTTTCGCCTTCTCCCCAGTTAACTGCGTTACCGGAATTGCTTGAAGAAAGAATTGTGTCGCGAGATAAAGTGTCTGTAGCGCCAGATGATATAACACCCTCAGAAACTTCCCATTCAATACCATCTGTTACTGAATAGCGAACAGTTTCTCCGCTGCCTACTGCGCTAATAAAAGTTCTAAACCCTATTGCAGCACCTTGTAATTCATAAAATAGTATGCCCGTGGTGAGCGATGTTTCTTTTGTAAAATCAGCTTTAGTTGTCATAAATCTATGCCTTAAAATGTAATGTTTCCAAGAGTACCGATTTCCCCTTGTAATATAGTAATGTCCGAAGTAGGGGATGAAAGACTAAAAGATTTTATACTTAAACCCGTATCCGGGTCAACAGAATTAAAAATAGCTGCCCTGTAGGCATCTTGGTCTATATTTACCCCTACAGTAGTGCTTTCCCTAAAAAACTGTTCTAGGTTTGCAATAATTGCGGATCTCATTCCAGAAGAAGTTGGGCTTAAATCACTAAATACAAAATCTACAGAAACTGCGGAAGGTGCTGCAACTAACAGATTATCTTCTGAGGTGTTAGCCGGTAATATTTCTAGAATTTTATTTTTAACAGTTATAACTTCTGAGCCTGAAGGAATTAAGCTTTCGCTATTATCGGTTGTAAAATAAACGTTAACTTTTCCTAAAGGTACAACGGATTCTAATGTTATAGTTCCCGTTGCAGGTGTAGCTGGTGATCCGCTAACCATATAATAAAAAACATTGTCATCTTCTACTATAAGTGGAAAAGTACCATTATATTCTGGTTCAGTTGCGCCGCTTATAGTTACTTCACTACCGCTTCCTAAACCATGTGTAGGAGCAGTAACTGTTGCGACGTTGCCGGATCTTGTAATAGAAGTAACAGAAATTGTGCCGTTTAATACTGTACCTGAGCCTTTAACAAAAACTCGTGTAACACCCGGAACCTCTCGTGCTTTATCTACTATATTAAAAGCATTAAATTGGGCTAAGGGATTTCTAATTCTTTCTAGTAATCTTTCTCTTAGGGAATCTTCCGTTTCTATATCGGTAGCACCACCAAGAGTATTAAAGTCAACACTAACCTGGCTATTAACTCCCGCAATGGGGCTTTGCAATCTAAGATTAGTTCCCGCATCTAAGTTTTTATCTAAACCAAATTCGTCGGATTCTACTGGTATAGATGCGGAAGTATAGGTAGCCAAGATTGTACCTGTAGCGGGGCTAACTGGCGTACCTTGTATTTGGTAAGTAAATTCGTTAGGGCTTATAATAGTAATTTCAGTATTTGCAACATTATATTCGGATTGGTTAGCACCTAAAATGGTAACAGGAATGTTGTTACCTAACCCGTGGTCCTCGGTAGTTGTTGCTGTAGCAGTAGATCCAGAGGTAACTAAAGATGATATTGAAATTTCATTTTCTGAAATCGTACTTAAAAAAGTAGATGTATAAGTAGCACTGGTTATAACAAAAGTTGTACCTGCAGGGATTGTATGCCCACTCGTACCAGTACCAACAACATTGCCTGAGGCTTTTGTTGCAGGGTTTAAGCTTTTACCAAAAATAGCTGCCCATCTAGTTAAATATTGACCGTACGTTGTGTCTGGGAATAAAGCTAAAATTGCTTGCTTTAATTGTAAATAAAAATCAAATACGCGATTAGAATTAGCCGTTACAATAGCTAACAGCCAGTGATTTTTTACGAAGGGGTCGGACTGATTAAGCTCACGTTGGACGTCAACTTTTGATCGGGAAATAACCTCTTTCGCTGATTCGGGAAGATTTAGTGCCATTAGTTAACGCCTGTGTTCTGCCAAAGGGGTAAATAAAGATTTTCAGCTACGTCGTTAGTATACCGAATTTTAGCCCTTAATAACACCCGTCCCTCAATAATTTCAGTGGTTACATTATCTATGGAATAGGCATAATTATCTTCTACTAACCATGAAAGAGCTAACTCGGCCTCATTGGCAATTCTATTTAAATTTGTTCTAGTTAACCTTGCTTGGCTATATAGCCATAACTTAGAACCGTTTTCAAAAGTTTCGTCATTTCCAATCCATCCCCTTCTTAAGTTAGGTTCAATAACCTCGTCGGCTGACGCCCGCTTTTCGCCGTAAAGGGACCTTAGAATAGAAGTATCGAAAGACTCTGTGATTCCTATTTGGCCATTAGAATCAATTTCAAAATCCCAATAGCCATTAAAATTATTTATTTTTGCATCGGTTGTCATATAGGATTACCTGTATTGCTTGGACCGGAATCAACTCCGCTATGTTTGTGGTCGCTACCAACATTAACGCCTGAGTCAGTTTGCCCATCGGTTGTGGAAAGGCTTCCGTTAATGGTGACATTGCCGTTAATAATCGTATCACCAGTAACAACAATTGTGCCGTCGTTTTTAAACAGGATTTGCTGCGAAGGGTTTTCCGAATGATAGATAGCCACTTCACCTTGTTCAATTTCGGGTCTAAATTCCGTACTTAAAGGCATAATTACCCTGTTTTCTGAGTTACCATTAACAGACATCATTAATGATAAAGTTTGGTTCGGGGCATTAGAATGGAATCCTAAGGGGTAATAAACAAAGCTATTCGCCGTTTTGCCAAGGTAACTTACTTGTTGCTCTGGGAATTGGGTTTCTAATTTTTCTGCAGCAGATGTAAGCGCCCATCTTATTAAGTTTCTTAAAGTCATTATCGTTTCCTAATTAACTAAATTAATAGCTACATCCCCTTCAGTATCTTCAAGGGATAACGTGTAAGAGTAAGGGTCAATAAGTTCTAAAGATGTAGTGCTTCCCCCCTCGCTGCTTAAAGAGTATTGTACACCATTACAAAGCAAAGATATGTTTTTTCCAACGAAATCATCTTTAACTTTATAAAGGCGGTTAATTTGCCAAAGTTCTCCCAAATTACCTTGGATTCTAAATAGGGGCAGTTGTACATTATAAGTCTGGCTTCTTGCCCTTCTTATATCCGCCTCCCATTTTGCCCGTTTAGATAAGTCGCCACTAGAATAGGATGTTTCTGATATAATAACAAGTTGTCTTCCTTGTGATATATTATTATCAAAAACCCCACCCTCCTGGTTTACTAATGCGGCGAGGTCTGTACCGTTAGCAAAGTTAAGGGGGGTGGGATTTAACTGGGAAGCGACACGATAAAGATTAAATCTGCCTGTAATATCATAATTGTAGCTGGAAGAAATAACATTATTGTTATCGCTATTTAATATGTGTTGGATAGAACCTTCGGAACTTATTCCTGAATTCCTGTCTATAACGATGCCCCCGTCAGCAGAGGGGCGTAATAAAACCTGCCTTTTTCTAGCATATTCTTCTACAAACTTAAAAGCATTATCACCTGGCTCAGGGGCTGCTATGTCTTCGGATAAATTAAAAGGCTCGGGGTTAACATTGTCATAAACCGGAATTTGTAAATTAATGTGTTTTAACACGTTTTTAATTAGGGCCTTAAGCGTTAAGCCTTCCCCTATAACGTCGTCAAAAATTCCTAAGGTACTATCTAATAGTTTAGACGATAAGCTTCGCCCCTGAATACTAATTATGTGGTCACCTGAGTCGTAGCTTAAATTAATAACTTCTATTGTCCCCGTTAAAACTACTTCGTCGTCAATACTAACTCTACACGATTCGCCACCTTTAAAAGGTAATTCTGTGCCATTGGGATTTGTTGCAGTAAAAGCAAAAGTAGAAGCAATAGAATCTAGACGTATTGTGCATTGGGCCGATATAAAGTTGCTATAAGTAATACCGTTCACTTCTAAATTCATTGTCTTAATATCTCCACTTGCCCCTCAACAAAAGAAACGTTTTTAAAACTATTTAGATCACAAATTGCTTCACCTAATTCATCCGACCCGTAATAATTAAAGGCAATTAATCGCGCAGTGGTTAAATTTGTTTCAATACTAATAACTGTGCTAGTTCTAACTCTAACCTCTTGCAATGCCTGCGTTACCAATAAACGGGTTTCACTAATTTGGTCTTTTGTAATTTGGTCTATTTCGCTTTCCATTACTTCTAAATACTGGTTATCTAATTCAAAAGCTACCGAATCAATTTCATTTGTAGTGGCATAATCTATACTGATAGCAGCTAGTTGGGCATAGCTAAAAGACGAGGCTTTAACATACGAATTTAAAACTTCA